CCACTCCTTAACATCCGTCTCTGATACTTCGTTTAAGGCAGTGTTTACTTGTACTGTCTCGGGGACTGGTAATTCACCTATACCTCGCTCCAATAGAAATTTGTTGATAAGGAGCACTTCCTCCCTATCAACAAACTTTCCATCTACGATTGTTGGATATCCTTTCGGTAATTGGTAGGATATTTCCAATAACAAATCGTCTAAAGTCATACTTACTTGCCTAGTTTTTTGGTTGCAGTTATACGGAAGTAGATTGCACCAAGTGCACCAGCAACGGTTAATACATCTGCTAAGGTAGCATCAATGTCAAATCCAACTAATTTAGATAAGAATGGAGCTACTGATACCAATACTGCCCAAATCGTTCTTGATTGGAGCCATGCTTTGAAATCTGTCATGTTATTATATTTTAATTGTTAGTATGCTTATAAATATCTTGTAAATTGGTATTTCCACCTTCATGCCGTGGTTCAAATGGACAATGTCTACATCCTTTGCCACAACAATCTGATCTTTTCTTTAAATAATGCTCAGTGAACACAAAGTTACCATTTTCAAGATAATACTCTTGCTCTTTTTTAGTTACCAATTCCTTTGCGTACAGTTCTAGTACCCAATCACGTCTTACCATATGTTTGTAGAACCAAATCCACCAGTTCCTCTGACTGTGTCAGATAGCTCTTCTGTTTCAACCAAAGTGATTTGTGGATATGGCATAATTATGATTTGTGCTATTCTATCACCTGGTCCATAGTTTTGCAACTTTCTACCAATTCGTTCAAAAGTTGCTTGTACTTCACCTCTGTAACCACTGTCTATAACACCAACTGAATTAGTTAACCTTAGATCATACTTACGTATTGATGATCTTGGATAAACTAACCCAACATAACCTTCCGGTATCTGAAATGCAAGACCGGTACCATATGTGATATGGGTTTCGGTAACTTGTATTGTTTCTGTTGCAGTTAGATCCAACCCAGCATCGCCAGGCTTTGCATAGGTTGGAACTACCGCATTATCGTGTAATTTTTTAATCTTTACTATCATCGTAACTCATATTTTTTGGATTGTCAACTAACTCAAATATTTCAACAACTTTAGCACTCATTTGAATCAAAGCTGATTCTCCTCTTTTCAACGTTATTGGTTTATCTAGTATTCGTAATAATGCATCGCATAAGTTTCTTACACCTATTGGTTCACCTGGAACCACGTATGCATCCATGAAGTCTCTACCATCTACTTGAGCAATTATGGGTTTATACCTTGTTAGCATATACAACCCATTGCGTTGCCGTGTCATCCAAACTTCCATAACCTTTCTCTTTAGACGATTTCACAAGCACCACCTGCACAAGCTGCTTCACCTTTTGCATCCGTAAAGTCTGCTAGCTCTACAACTCTTGATAAATCCACATCACTCAAAGATGCAAACAATTTATCATAAGTTTCCACTGAACAATCTTCGAAAGGAGCTTGCTTATAAGTGTGGTCAGAGAATGGTAGTACTGACAAACCATTATAGTTGTCTTGGTTTTCCCACATCCACTCACCAACAGCAGGCCATTCGTGATCTCTGATACTAACAGTTGCAGATACATTATGCATGTTCACACCACTTCTGTGACCGGCCTTGATCCATTCCTGAGCAACTCTCTTTACTCGCTCAAGTAATTGAATAGGTGACTCAGTTCTTAGAATAGCTCCTTCTGGTGCTTTTTGTGGTACACCAATAACTGCTGTATCGTGAGGACGGAAATACTCATCTTCAATTAACTCAGGGTGATACACTGCTAAGTAAGTATACAATGCTTCATTCTTACCAATTCTCATACGACGAATGTAGTGATCACTATGCCAAGCGTGGATACCTGAAGAGCAACCAAGTACTAACGATGTTGTACCCGCTGGTTTAACTGTTGTGCAACGTGCTGCCTTGTTGATACCAAGAATTGCTGCAACTCTTTCATTTTCTTCTTTCACAAGTTTAGCTGCCTCTTTCATATCATACTTCAACACAGCACCTGATCCAATACCAGTCATTGATATACCAATCAAGGCATCCTTTTCAGTTGTTCTTTTCCATACTGGACGTAGGTAATGGAAGTCAGTATAGCCTGCTTGTAAAGTACCAATCAGTGTAGCTGCTTTCACTCTGTTGTTTAAATCTTCTTGTGACTCAATGTCTGATACATTTACTTCACACAGATTACAGAATTGGAAAGGTCTCAATGCAATCTCTGCACATGGATTAGTTCCCCAATCTTTGTCATTACTGAATACAAAACCTGGTTCACCTGCTCCAGATGCTTCAATCTTTTTCCAAAGAGACATAAAGAACTCTTTGGTTACTTTGTGTCGAAGTAACAGTGCTGAGTTGTTAGCTCTACCTCTTTGTGGATTTTGTTCCCACCAAGCACCTGACTTGCAGGAAATCATTTCTTCATCGTCAGCACTAAACAAGCTAATAAGAGCTGCTCTACGAATACCACCTGCCAAGACTGCATCCGCAACGTGACAGATAATATCATGTACTTCAATTGGTTTAAGTTCGTCACCATCTTCTTTATTTTCTAATATACCTTCAATTTTCACTAAACACTCTTTGAGTGGTTGTGGTCCTGGTGCTTTACCACCAGATGTTACTAGTCGTGCTCCTTTTGGACGAATATCAGAGAAGTCAAACTCTAAACGTGAACCACCAACAAAATAGCTCTTCATCAACATCTTAACTGCATCTGCCCATCCTTCAATACTATCCGCTACAAGGAAACGTCTGCCTTTATCTTTATTTGGTTTTCTGATAACCGGTAGCTTTTCAACATGATGTTTTTGCACAGAAAATCCTACACCAGTTCCACCAAGTAGTAGGAACATGGTTTCACCAAATGCTCTCCAATCATCGATTGGTAGATATGCACAGTTGTAAATTCTGTTTGGTGAGATTTCAATTGGCTTACCAGCAAACTGTAAGCTTCTCATAGACGGTAAAACTTTTTTACCCAAAACATAGTCGTATGCATTACGAATTTCTGTTTCTAGATTTGGGTATTTTTTGATGTGCATGTCCATATTACGCTGGACAAGTTCTTGCCATGTTTCTCGTCTATTCAACTCTGGCAGATACTTTGCGTACTTGAGGAAGATAGTAATCTCACTCAAAATTTCATTTGATTTTGTCATAGAATTCTGTGTTTTTTCTTGTTAAAACTACTGTGATTGTAGTTATAAATAGTATTTGAATTAAGTTTTCCCGGTTAATTCGGCAAACTTTGATGCTAAAGTTGCTCTTAAAACCTCATCGCCACTCATCATGGTCTTCTTTGTCTCTTGACCATCTAGAGTATTCTCTCCAAAGATCTGAATTTGACAAATGGACATATTCATTTTACTTGGGAATGTTATTCCATCTGGACCAAACCTATTCTTAATGATGTGCCATCTACCAGTACCTGATATCTTATCTGTTACTTTACGTGATAAGGATACAACGAAGTCTGCAACCATTACTTTGGCATATGACTCAGCAATCTTATCTGCTTCAATAACATCCTCTTCTAATGCTGATCTATTTGCTTGTGATGCTGTGTAGATTGGTAATTGATATATACCAGCTAGACCTCTTATGTCTTCATAAATGTTACCAAGCATAATATCGTGTCTAACATTAGAACCTTTACCACCAACATCTCTAAGCAAGTCAGCGTAGTCAATAATGATTAGATCTGGTTTCATACCTTGCATTATGCACTTCTCAATATGTGCATTAAGCATTGGTACAGTAGCTGTTTTAGTTGGAAAGTATTTTACAATTAATCGACCTTTTATTCCCTTCAATTTAGCTTCCACTTCATCTTGATGGAACTTTAAGTCTTGGGATGGTATACCTGTGTAATAGCTATCAAACCTGGCTCCTACATAAGTTTCACTCAGCTCACATGAGTAATAAATTACATTCTTACCTTTCTTTATAGCATCTGCCGCAACATTCACTAATGCCATTGATTTACCAATACCAGCTGGTGCAACGAATACTCCAAGCTCACCTTTACCTAATCCACCATCCATAATGTCATTAACAACATCCCATGGTGTTGGTATTGTATCTCTTAGATTTTCTTTAAAGCGATCTGCAAAATGTTCTACATAGTCGTGACCAACATTGCGATCAGTACCAGCTTTCATTGCATTATCAATGACTCTTTTAATGTCATCATATTGACCATTCTTTAGTAGGTCTACAGATCCAAGTATAGCATTTTTTAGTTTTTGGTTTTTGCAAAAGTCAATAGTCTTATCTTTTACAAATTGCAAATCTTGTGAATCAGTATATCTGAGACACTCTTTCAAGCTCTCTACTATTGTGGTCTTCAATAAGTCAACAGTAACTGACTCTAGATTTACTTTCATAACTTCTAAAGTCGGTGCTGACTTATACTCATTAAAATAGTCTACTATCTGTTTAACTATCCACTGTGTGGCGTCTGTGCCAAAGTATTTAGGATCAATGATATCGTGAATCTGCTGCAAGAATAAGCGGTCACTCATTAAAGCCGCTACTACCTTTTGTTGAAAGGTATTTCCATAATATTGCAGTGTGTCTTGTATCATATTGTAAATGTACTAAATAAATTTAATCTTTCAAAGCGTACATATCAAGTTTTTGTACAACTTCTCTTAACCAAAAATCCACATTCTTGATTGCTGTGGTCATTTTATCTTCAATAAGCATCTTATGGAAGGTTGGTTTTGCAAAACGTGGAATTGGTTGATCCAACAAATGCTGTGTTTTCAGTTTGTTGGTAACAGACATATTGGATTCACTCAACTGTACTAGTTGCATGTTTCTTTCCAGGATGTCTTTTGATTCCTTCATAGTTTGCAGTGTTTTAGTTTTATAACTCAGACCCTCAACATATTGTAAAAAATTGTCCAAGCTCAATGGTTCTTGTTGTGTTATGATCTCAAACCTCTTTAACAAGGTTTTTGCTCCAACACCATCCACACCTGGAATGTTGTCAGATGCATCACCAATTATAGCTTTGAACAAAGCAAAGTTATGTGGATATACTCCAAATTCTTCAAACACATCATCTACATAATACAACTTCTTTTTTGTTGGACTCCACACGTGGATCCTCTCTGTAATCAATTGTATAAAGTCTTTATCTGAGGACATGATGAAGCAATGTGAATCTTTAAAGTGATCATTCACAATGTACGCAATTACATCATCAGCTTCTGTGTTATCTAGTACAATAACTGAAATTGGTAGCGCAGACAAATACTCTGTCAGCCTAATAAGCTGGTGGAGTTGATTGTCTTGCTTGTCAACTGTTTCTGCTCTATTCAGACGAACCTTGAAGTTCCTGTGAGCTTTGTATTCCGGAAAAATTTGTTTTCTTCTTGCTGTACCATTCTTACCATCAAACACAATAATAACTCGAGTTGGGTTGATTGCTTTGATAGCATGTCCAATGGAGAGGAGGAACCCTGAGATTCCTCCTACATGCTCTCCATCGTCATTTAAGACTGGACTAGCAGCGTAACATCTAATGAATGTATTCAAGCCATCTATAACT